GCGTCCGGATTCTCCGCTGACCACAGCCGCCCCTCGACGCCCCAGTACCTGGTGCCCTTCTTCAAGTCACGCTCGACCAGTTCAGTCAGCCACTTGGCGGGCATCAGCCGGGTAGCCGAGACTTCAAACCAGTGGCTGTTGATCGCCATCGCCAGCCACTTAGTAATCTCGGCCCATGTGATACTTCTGAGCTGGGACTCCGAGTTGGCCGAAATGATGGTCGTTGAGCCAATGCGCGTTGCCAGCATCCAGATCGTGATCCAACTGACCAAGGCCGACTTGCCAATACCGCGCCCTGACGAGATGGCCGATTGCAGTACGTTGTAGTCCAACTGGCCTTTGTTGGCTTCGATGTGGTCGGCAATGTCTTGCAGCACCTCGCGCTGCCACTTGCGTGGCCCTTTGAAGTTCTCCAGCGGCGTGCCCTTGACGCCCCACGGAAATACCAGTGCTACAAAATTGAGCGGGTTGTCCTTGATGCGCGGCGTCCATAGACGCGCCATCAATTCCTGTTCGTCTTCAGCGCTGTATCTGGTTGACTGCATCAACAACCTCAATGACGCGCATCTCCGCCTCTTGCAGCGCCTGCGTAATGGATATGCGTTGGTCGATGTCCACTGTAATGGATTGCTTGGCGACCCAGCCGTGTTGGTGCTTGAGTATTTCAAGCGCCGCCTTGGCGTCGCCTTCGCGGGCCGCCTTGTGCAGCACGTCGGCCATTTCGCGTTCGCCGTCGGCTTTGCCCTTGATTGCGGCCATCTCAGCCAGCGCGTCAAATTGGCACAGGTGCCGGTACTCTTCAGGCCGCATCCCCGACGCCAGGGCCAGCGTGTCGCCCTTGAGTCCTAGCTTGGCAGCGTCGTATATCGCCTGCAAGCGCGATTCAGTCGCTTGGACGTGTCGGACAGTGAGCGGCAGTGACTTGAACAAATGGTTCTCCTTTACCAACACGGCTGGAGGCTGACAGATGGATTCGAACCATTACGGCAGGGGTTTTATCCCGACCGTTGGGCTTATAGAGGTTGTTAACCCTCGTCCCGCTGGCTACACCGACTTTGCCAGCACTCTCGTCAACCCCCATGCGTGTTGGCATGTGACGTGAAGTTTACATTAAAAAAAATTTTGTTCGCGAGCCCTCCGTTTACGTTGGCCCAATCGCTCGGCCCTACCCCTCCCCCTCGGCCAAAATCCTACGCAAAATGGCAAGCGTATACTAGGCAAAAAGGCAAGGGATATACTAGTCAGAATGGCAAGCAATACCTGGTGTTAGGTGTTGGCTATGTTGGCTATGCCAACCAAGTCGGAGTTAGCAAGTTGGGGGCTGGTAGGTGTTGGCTATGTTGGCTATCCAAAACAAACCGCCAACATAGCCAACACCATGCGGCGGTTTGCGCGCAGCGTTTTGCGGGCGGTTGGCGGTTGTTGGCTATGTTGGCACTTTTGACACCCGTTTTAAATCGCTCCAAGGTGTTTATCAATTTGCGTCACGCCAGTTGCTAATATGCTAACTGTAAGGAATTTCCTTACAAATATCAAAATCCTAAATGTTCAAATTGAATAGCCAACATAGCCAACAAGTAGCATTTTCAGAGGGGCGCGCATCCAAACCGCAGCGCCCACAATCCGCCTACTGTGGGCACGTGTTGGCACCTGGGCATTGTCACCAACGTGACAGACACGCCAAAAATAGTTGATCTATAATCGCGCAAGGCCGCTGCGGTCTGTGTATCCAAGCGCACACCATTGCTTGTTAGTAAACTAAAGTAAGGTAACAACACTATGTCTAGACATTACGACACCATCCACACGGAAGACACGCAAGGCTTCCATGTTGTGTGTAGCACCACATGGGAAGACACGCCGCCTCAAGATATGTTCGACGCCAGTGTTGAAGATATTGGCGAAATTCACCGCAAGATTGACGATGGAACTTATGAATGGTTCGCCGTAAGAGTTGAAGCGTATCAACAAGGCATTTTGCTTGGTACAGACTTTTTAGGTTGTTGCCTATATGAAAGCCGAAAAGACTTTTTAGTTGGTGACTACTATGAAGACATGGTTTACGCCGCCATTCAAGAGGCCAAGTCAAATATAGCCAAACTTTGCGCCGATTCGCAAGGCCGCCTAGACGCTATTTTTGAGGGGGCGCAAGTATGATAACCCTACACAAATCCGCGCACTACGCCGCGCATTTACTCAATAACTCCGGCTTAGTCATTGAGTCAACTCGCAAATCGGGCGGCGTTCAGTTGCGGCCTGATCATCCGCAATATGGCGAATACGTCGATGCGTTCCGTACGGCTATCGACGCCGCCGAGGCTGACGCGCTTTGCCGCGCATTACTTAACTAAGGACTACACCATGAAACTCACTATAGAAAACGCCTCGCAGTTCCGCGATGAGTTCCGCCAATGCGGACGCGCTGACCAATTCAGCTACGAGGCGCTTGGTCTCTTGTTCGACTACTTGGAGGACGTAAACAACGACTACGACTTGGACGTTATCGCCCTCTGTTGCGAATACTCAGAGGATAGCGCCGCGCAAATCGCCGAGTCTTATGGGCTGGAATTGCCTGAAGATGAGACAGAGGAAGAACACCAAGCCGCCGTGCGCGCCTATTTGGAAGAACACACGTTTGTTATCGGCGTTACGCCCTCCGGCATCGTCTACGCTCAGTTTTAAGAGGCACACCATGAAAACTTTTATTGTTTACCATTTCCACGCCGTTCAAATTGAAGTCCAAGCCGAGGATGGACAAGAGGCCGTGTATCTTGCCGAGAACGACGACAAGTATCAATACACCTTAACCGCCAAATGGGACAACCGCAAAGGCGCGCCGGAGGTTTGTCTCTCAAACTACGATACAGAATGGATTGACGCATGAACCGCCAACACTACAAACCCGAACCAGCCCCCCGCCCTTGGGCGGATGCCCTGTTTGCCATCTCAATCGGCCTAGCCCTAGCTTTTATTCTTTTGGAGTACCTACCATGAAAAACGAACAGATCAACGACTTGGCGTATGCGGCCTTGGACGCCGCTTGCGCGTCGATCCAAGACGCCTTGGGCGTCAAGACCGGCGACTTTGCCGGTATGTACTTCTCCGGCGAACGGCATGACGCCATCATCGCCATCCTTGCCGATTACATCGGCGCAGAAATATCTGAGGGGGTGTAATCGTGAAACGACAAGCCAAAGCCATCAAAGAGGTTCCCGCTTGTTTATCGCCCACTGGCGCGGTTTTGCCCTTGGGCACCATCATCAACTACTGGCAAGCCCGATTTAGAAATGGCGAGTGGCATTACGTCCTTGCGGACAAGACGACCACGCCCTGCATATTTTTTGACGACTTAGAAGAGGAGGTGCAATTATGATCACAGAACACCACGCATACATCAACGGCGACACCCAGACCGCCGCCCTGCTGCACCGCATCAACGAACTAGAGGACGTATTGCGCGCCCTGCTGGATGACGACAACGAAAAAACACGAATGGACGCCCAACGGGCGTTAGACCAATGACCTACCTAAAAAAATCCTATTGCTTTAAAAACACGCCTACGGGCGCGGCCATGCGTACCTACCACGGTCACATTAAAAGGGCTACGGCCTTACGTCACGGGTATAGCCAAGTGGTGTTATCCATTATTGATATGAGCGGCAAAGGGCGAGGGGAAAACAAGGCTTTTTATGGCCCCTATTTCCCTCGCTTGCAATGATCATTCTTGTAGCGGCGCTGGTCGCCGCCATCCTAGCTATTCTTTTCGATCTTGATTAAGGCCCCTTCGGGGGCTTTTTCAATGGCGCGGCGCAAGTCCGAGCGGCTGGACGCGGCCAGTTCAGGCGCGCAGAAAATGTGCTTCTTGGTCTGGTACTCGCGGGAGGCCAAGCGCCCCATATCAGCCCAACCAGCTTCTTTGAGGGCGTGTAGCAGGGCTGGAGGCACGATCTTGATGGCTGCGGGGGCGTAGGCTTGCAGTTCATCACACAAGGCGTAGAAAGGCGCGCCGATAACGCCGCTGGCGAACGCGCGCTGACGTGTTCTGATCATGGTGACTAGGAAACTCTCCGCGCCGCTCATGCCATGTTCGACCATGATTGCTTTTGCTTCGGTCATTGGGGGCGCTGCGTTAGGGTTCCAGGCCGACACGTCCCGCGAGTGCAGGTAAGCCGCCACGGCTGCAAAGCCATTTCGGTTTTCGTACCAGTTCCAAAGGGCAACCGCGTCCAATTCGGGCAGCTTGCCTGCTTCTGCCCATAGGACAAACCAGCGCCGGTCTTCGCTGGGCAGGGAAATCGCCACGCGCTCGTTACTAAACGCGACCACGAACACGCGGTTGAGGGCGTAGTAGGGATGCAAGCCCTTGCGGTTGACCAATAACAGTTCTGGAGGCGCTGCGATGATGGGTTTAAGGGTGTTCTCCAACGCTCTGCGGTCTTTGGCCTCTGCTTGGCGCAACTCGGCGATCTCCATCACTTCGCACTCAAGGGCGTAGCCCCATTGCGAGTTAAGGTCTTCATTCTTGACCAGCGAGCAATTGTGCTTGGCCTTGCCGCCTATGGCCCAGAAGAACGGCGCAAAGAGGGTGTCTTTACCGCTGCCATGATTGCCACCCAATAAGATTGCATGGTTTATCTTGTGCCCAGGAAATTGCACCTTGTGTGCCAAGGCGTTGAGCAAATGCTCACGCTCAAATTCAATTGGCACCATGCGCTCAACATGGCGCATCCACAGGCTAACGTCACCCGCTGCGGGGGCGGGGCGCGCATTGCGCCAGCGGTTGCCGTAGACCAAGCCCTCACGGGCTACCAGTACCGTTTCGCCTGCGGCGTAAGTGATGCCGACCAGGGCGCGGGCTCCCTTGTCTTGGCGGTATTCGTCAAACGCAAACGAGGCTTCGATCTTGCGCTTGTTATGCCGCGACTTGCAATCAATATGCCGGAACATGGCGTTGAACGTCTTACGCATCAACTCGCGCCGGTCTTGCATATCAAAATATGCGTCATCGTCTTGGATGTACGCAAACCGTTCAAACCATCCGCTCATCTCCACGCGGCCCAACTCGCGCTGCTCGACCTCGGCGATGACCGCTGCGGCCTCATCGGGGTACGAGGGCGTTGGAGATAGTTTGGCGAGGGCGTTGTCCATCACCGCTGCCAGCAACTCCTCACGCAAGCCGTGGGAGCGCTTGGGGCCGCCCTGCTCTTCAACCCACGCAAGGTAGGCCACGCTATCCCACTCCGAGCAATGCTCATGCAGGCAGCAATACGCCCTGTTGAGGGGGTGATAACGGCCCATCGGGTTGCCGTCGCTATGCTCGGCGCTGTTGGGGCACACGATGCCCCACCAGCCGCTGCTATTGCCCTTCTCTAGCAAGTCGCCACGCGCTGCTGTCCACGCCAGCACGTCATCGCCGCCGTCGTCCGTGAGCCGAATCGGGCGTATCGTGGCGGTGTCGGCTGGGTTAGGGATAACCCCTAGTGCTTCACATATCTCGGCTAATGAGAACTCACGCTCTGGGTGGAACTCGACCAAACGCGATTCAAAGCGGTCACGCCCAGGTTTTAAGTTAATCGACCCAGGCAGTCTGAAGTTACGCACAGGGTTGATGGCCCCGCCGTCGGTGTAGCCTGCCTCGGCAATGGCGACAATGGCCGCGCTGAACTCGCCCTTCATGGGCTGATCGTCAAGGGCAAAGGTGTAGCCGTACTGGTAGTTGTTAGGGCTGGTCTCCATGATCCACGTCGGGTCGATGGGTGGCACCTTGGCCTTGGTGCCCACGTCGTCCAGCACCAGGAAGGACACACGCTCGCAGGCATCGGCCTTGGCTGCGGGCTTGCCCTCGTCGAATCGGTCGATGATGAAACAGCCGGTGTTGCAGTACCACGCTTGGTCGGCTTTCCATTTCTTAGGCAGGAACGCCGGCCACGCGCACTTGATCGCGCCGTCCGCATGGTATTGGGTCTCGCCGTCCTTAAGAATGGGCTTCTGCCGCACGAACAAAATAACCTCGCCCTCAGGCGCAATGTTTTCGAGATA